CTATTTCAACAAAATGTGCTATTATAATGATGAGGTGATATTAATGTCAAATTTCAAAAACGAAGATTATATAGAAATCCTTACCGATTGCGTTCATGATGTTTTTTATACCAATACTTCTTACAGAGGCAAAATTGCTCAGATAAGGATGTATTCTGAAATTATCGTAAGAAAACTCATTGATTATCCCCCGAAAAAACAATTAACGATTGGAAAACATGAGATTCTTGATACACTAGAAAAATTGCCCTATGGATCATCGTTCAAAAAATGCGTGATTGCTATAAAAGATGATACTGCAAATTATGTAGGTGCTAATAGTTGTTCGCATTCTAAAGCTTTGCAGGCAATAACAGAAAGTGATTATGACTGCATATATAATCATTTTTTGGAACTACTGTCATGTGTATTTGTACAATTCTTTAGCAAGAATAAGTTTGGAAACAACCCAAAGACTACAAGGCTTTTTTCATTACTTCCACCTATAGTGCGCTATTATACGTTAAAAATGCTATATGAAGAAGAAAAAGATAACCCTACCTTGATAGAAAAATTTGCACTTGTGACGCTTAAAGAATATGGCGAAAAAGAAGCAATTGAGTGGATTGAATCAGAAAAGGAAAATTTGAAATCTATTCCGTCATGGCTTGGTACTATGTATGAATGGGCATATTCAAAAGCTAAATCTAAAATTAAGGCAACATATAAAACAATGGAAGAGGCAAAAGCATATTTTGAATATAACAAGAAAACTTTCATTAAAGATTCGGATTCGGAAGTCCAAGATTTGTTGAAGTTGATGGATTTTGTATACATAGGAAGACAAGAAGATAAAAATATGGAGCCTAAAGAGTATGTTGTGAATTTCTACGACAAATAATAGAATAGCTTTATCAAAAGCACTTGCAGAAATGCAGGTGCTTTTTTCATGCCCTCACGAAGGAGGTGACCCCACATGGCAAGCAGAATCAGCGGTATTACCGTAGAAATTGGCGGCGATACCACGAAACTCACCGATGCTCTGAAAGACGTCAACCGTACCATCAGCGGCACACAGGCACAGCTTCGTGATGTGGAGAAGCTCCTGAAACTGGATCCTACCAACACGGAGTTGCTTGCACAGAAACAGAAATTGCTCACAGATGCCGTAGAAGCAACCTCGGATAAACTTGACGCTCTAAAAAATGCCACAGAACAGGCACAGCAGCAGCTTGCCGACGGCAGAATTTCACAGCAGCAGTTTGACGCTCTTCAGCGTGAAATTATCGCAACGGAGCAGTCCTTGCAGGATTATCAGCAACAGCTGCAGGACGTGGCAGACTCCTCGGATGACCTTGACGACGCTTTGAACGATGCCGCCGACGGTGCGGATGATGCGGACGACTCCATGAAAAGCCTGAACAAGACCGCTGAAAAATCCGAGGGCAGTTTTTCCATTGCAAAGGGTGCAGTTGCCACATTCATCGGCAACGGTCTGACGGCTCTTGCAGGTGCCGCTGTGGAGGCTGTTGGAACGATTACAGAGCTTTCCGATTCCACCATGGAATTTCGTGAGAACCTCGCAAAACTCCAAACCACCGCTGAATCCACAGGCTACTCTGTAGAATATGCAGAGGGTGCATTTTCGGATATGTACAGCATCATGGGTGATGTGACCGGTGCGAATACGACGGTTTCTAATTTCATGAAGCTTGAAACCAGCACGGAGAACCTCAACAGCCTGCTGAATTCTGCCACAGGTATCTGGGCGACATACGGAGACTCCATTCCGCTGGATGGATTGGCAGAATCCGTGAATGAAACCACGAAGGTCGGACAAATCACAGGCACTCTCGCCGACGCACTTAACTGGGCAGGTGTGTCAGAGGATAGCTTCAATGAGTCGTTGGCGGCGTGTTCATCGGAACAGGAGCGACAGCAGCTTATCGTTGAAACTCTCAACGACCTCTACTCCGAAAGTGCCGATAAATACAGAGAAAACAACGCTTCCATCATTGCAGCCCGTGAAGCAAACCTCGCATACGAGAAGAGCCTTGCAGGAATCGGGGCGGCAATGGAGCCGCTGTCCACGCAGTTCACTTCCATGAAGGCAACACTGATTTCTTCGCTGATTCCGGGTATTACAGCACTTTCGACAGCATTTCAGCAGCTCTTGTCCGGTGTCAGCGGTGCAGAGGCAGGGATTTCTGCTGCCATTCAGACGCTTCTGAACGGCCTGTTTTCACAGCTGCAAGGAGCAATGCCAACCATTTTAGCCGTGATTTCGGGACTTTTGGGCGGTGTCGTTCAGAGTATTAGTGACGGTCTGCCATCTCTGCTGAGTATGGTTGTATCGTTGGCAGGTCAGATTATTACAACAATCCAATCAACCGCACCCACATTGATGAGTGCGGTATTTTCATTGCTGCAGCAGGTTGTTTCCCTTATTGCGTCCAATCTTCCAACATTTGTGACAACGGCACTTTCGCTGATTATGGGCATGGCAGATGGCATTATCGCCGCACTTCCGACCGTTGTTTCATCAGCTGTGACGCTTTTGCAAGGACTTGTGGATGGACTTCTTTCTGCATTACCACAGCTTGTTTCATCGGCATTATTACTCGTACAGAGTCTGTGTGACGGACTTGTACATAACCTTCCATTGCTGGTGCAAAGTGCCGTTTCGCTTGTATTGGAGCTTGTAAACGGTCTGTTATCACAACTTCCGCAAATTCTCACGGCGGCAATGCAGATTGTTAACTCGCTGATTGACGGCATTTTAACTATGCTCCCGAGTATCGTGCAATCGGCGATTACCCTTGTAAACGGATTGATTTCGGGCATTATTCAGAATCTTCCGATGATCATTCAAGCGGCGATTCAGCTCATTACAAGCTTGATTTCAGGCTTGTACACAGCACTTCCACAGATTATCTCCTGTGCCGCCGACCTTATTGTCGGGCTGGTGAACGGACTTGTTTCGGCAATTCCGCTGATTATCGAAGCAATCCCGCAGATTCTCTCCGCACTCATAAACGGCCTGTTTTCCGTGGATTGGCTTGCCATGGGCATGAGCATTTTGCAGGCAATCTGGGACGGTATTCTCTCCATTTGTGAGGCACTGTTTACCTCGTGGGGCGATATTTTCGCTACGCTATTTAATAAGGTCGCTGAATGGGGTGCGAACATCTGGAACAAGGCAAAGGAAGCGATTTCTAACTTCTGGAACGCTATCATTGAGAAAATTTCTGCACTGCCGAGTGAATTCTGGAACTGGCTGTGCAATGTTATCACGAAGGTTGCAACTTGGGTTGTGAATATGCAGACCAAGGCGAATGAAGCTATCACAGGATTTTTCTCCGCTATCATCAATAAGATTACCTCCTTGCCTGGCGAGGTCTGGAATTGGCTGAAAAACGTCATTTCCGAGGTTGCGGAATTCGCAGGTAACCTCAAGACAAAGGCGGTTGAGGCAGCATCGAACCTGTTCAACAGCCTTGTTGACGGTATCAAGAGCCTGCCAGAGAAGATTTATAGCATCGGCTCTGATATTGTCGAGGGTCTGTGGAACGGTATCGGTGACATGGTAGGCTGGCTGTGGGATAAGATTTCCGGCTTCTGCGATGACATCTGGGATAACATTGCAGGATTTTTCGGTATTGCGTCTCCTTCAAGGCTGTTTAAGGAGGAGCTTGGCTTCAACCTTGTATACGGTCTTGCGGAGGGTGTGGATGATAAGGTCAAGACGGCTGTAAATGCCGTGAATTCCATGGGGCAGGATGTTATGACCGCCGCACAGAAATCCCTCAATATGTCGCTGGATATGGGCGGTCTTGTGCCGGCTGTGTCGGGAAGTGGTGTGGTGAATAATTATTACAATAACGACAACAGCCGCACAGTGAATCAGACGAATAATAGTCCGAAAGCACTGTCACGGCTGGAGATTTATAGGTTGACGAGGAATGCGGTGAAGCAGTAGTGGGCAGATTATTTCTGCCCTGTAAACTGGAATTTTCACCACTATTTATCTTCATATGTTATCACACTTCTACCTCAATTATTTTAATTCCTCTGCTTTAACAAACCACTCTGGTTTAATGCAAGCATCGTCTGAAAGCCTAAGTATAAGGTTATCATCACACACAAAGCTACTTCCTATCCATTCATCATATAATCTTAATATTGCCTGTTGCAAAAATTCTATTGTTTTTTCATTGGCAGTTTCTGGCGGATATCCCATATCGAATATCACATCCGTCAAAGGAATCAAGTATTCAATGCAATAGTATTTACTATTATTATAGTAATCCGTACTCATTCCATGTATGCCAAGAAGCTCTTCAATATTTCCGACCAATTCAGGACAATAAGACAATAAAGAGAAATACTGATTCTTCTCTAAATGTGACCGGAATGCAAACCCGTTTACGCAGTAATCTTGAATTTTGTTATATCCCAATCTAGATCTAAGATAATAAATATTTCCGCCAGAATATCTAAACTCATCCTCAAGAGGTTGCAATTTTCCCTTATAATACAAATCAATATGTCCTTCGTTCGGTCTGAAAATTATCTCATGTTTTTTAAAAAATTCAGATAGAGGAGAGTCTTCTATTAAAAGTTGTTCAAGATTATTATTTGCTTTTATATCAGTTCCATTCAATCTTCGAGAAAGATGGAACATCTGGATATATTCTAGTGTCTCATCTACAACATAATCAGAAAGAAAATCTCTAACCCATTCCCACGGTTCCTTTTCCGTATCTTTATAAATGGACATAAATATCTGTGCCATCTCACTAGCAGAAAGATTTAATAATTCCATTACTCCCTGTTTCAAAGACTTTTGTGTTGTAGCATCTATATATTTCATTATTATTACCTTCTTTTTAAATCTCACTATTTTACACTATTTTTCATTAAATATCAATCATAAGCGAGTTGTTAACACACCACCAACTTCAAATTTGTAGTGCAGTCAAACCCTACAGCGTATATCCAATTATACCACACCCCACCCGAAAAAACAACCCTCTGAAAGGAGATGACATCATGCTTTTCCAACTCATCCTCGAAAACCAATCCGGCGACCGTATCGACCTAACTACAACAGCAAACAGGTACATGATCTCCGAAATCGACGGTCTGTATCCGCCTGCAGGTACGGTCAGCACCTCCACCTACGCAGGCATGGACGGTAGTTATCTCAATAACGCTTTCATCGAAAAGCGGAATATCGTCATTTCCTTTCAAATGCGTGGGGTTGACATAGAAAAACGCCGTCACGCTCTGTACCGTGTGGTGAAGCCCTCACGGTACGTCAAGGTGTTGTATAAGACCGCCAATATTGATGTGTACGCAGAGGGCTATGTGGAGACCTGCCCTGTGGATAATTTCGGCGGTAAGGTCAGCGGTCAGATTTCTATCATCTGCCCCGACCCGTATTTCTACAGCACCTCGGCGATTCATGCCTATTATAGCCAGATTGCAGGTGCATTCGTGTTTCCATTTCCGCAGAGCGATGAGCCGTTTCCGCTTGGTGTGTACAGCATGACGGACAACATTGAGATCCGCAACGACGGCGATGAAACGGGCTTCACCATTCAGATCGAAGCACTCGACACTGCAAGAACGCCGACTATCTATAACGCCGACACAGGCGAATATCTTCAAATCAAAGGAGATTTGCAAAAGGGTGATATGATTACGATAACCACGAAAACAGGCGATAAAACGGTCACACTCACTCGCAACGGCGTGGACAGCAATATCATCAACCGACTTGTGGCAGGTTCCACATGGCTGACGCTTCGTGAGAGGCTGAACACTTTCCATGTGGAGGCTGTGCAGAATGTGAAGAATATCCGTGTGACCTTGATGCACACGAATGCGTACTTGGGGGTGTAGGATGCAGATTGAAGTTTATGATATGAACGTAACAAAATCGGGAGTGCAAATCTCCCTCATGGCTGTATGTGACAGCTTTTCAAGTCTTTTGTGGGACGTACAGTATTATGGTTGCGGCTCATTTGAGATATACATCGCCGCAAGTCCGCAGAACATCGCCACATTTCAGCCAGGAAGAATTGTCGGCAGAGATGATGATAAGCAGCACTACGGCATTATTGAAACCATCAAGCTTGAAACCAATGCGGAAAACGGTGACTATCTGACCATGACAGGCAGATTTTTGATGTCGCTGTTATCGAGGAGAATCATTTATCCGACGCTGTCTTTCACGTCACTGACAAGCTATGCAGATATTGTCCGCAACGCCGTGTATTTCAACGCAATGAAATCCGGAAACCGTCAGATACCGTCTTTACGGCAAGGTACAGTTTCTGGTAGCTGTTGGGAACAGAAAGCACGGTTGCAGGTCAGCTACGATAACCTCATGGACTGGGTGTACAAGATATGCGAAATCACAGGTGGTACGGCAAATATTCGCCTTGAAGAGATCTCAAACGGCAATTACGCTCTGTTTTTCGACCTTTCCGAAGGTACGGATAGGAGTATTTTTCAGGAGGAAAATGCACACATTGTTTTCTCTGATTCCTACTGCAACCTGCTCACATTCGATTATGCCGTGGATTTTTCCGCACAGGCAAACACAGCCTACATCAACGGTGCAGAGGATAAGCAGACGGTTGCTTTTAACGGCTCTGAACCGTCATTTCTTGACCGCTATGAGGTGTTTGTGGACGCTGACAATGTCAAGCAGGAAACTAAAATTGATGGAGAAACTGTGCCTATTTCGGATGAAGAATACATTGCTCTGTTAGCCGAAAAAGGTGCAGAACAGTTTCTGTATCCGACCGAAACAACAGAATCCACCATCGCCGTTGACGGCAAGCAGTATCAGTACAACAAGGATTACTTCATCGGCGATTATGTCACCGTGGAGCATCAGCGTTTCGGCTTGGTTCAGCCGAAAATTCAGCTTGTGGGCATGATAGAGAGCTACGACCATAACGGTCGCTCACTTACACCAACATTCAAGATTTAGGAGGTTTCCTGAGCCTGAGGCAGGATGCTGCACGAAGACGAATGGTATGCCGACACAGGATTTAAGGAGGTAGTTATGGCATTTTCTTACGGATTTTTCAATGCAAAAAATATGGACAGGGTCTACACGGCGGAGGACTTCACAGGGTATCTGTCCAGCATCATCTGCAACGGAATTTTTGACACCTACGGCGACTGCTTTTCTGTGACCGCTGCCGATGGTTTATCCGTCCAGATTGGCTCGGGTAAAGCGTGGATTGATGGGCATTATTTCACCAGCGATTCTGATTACACCCTTGACCTTTCAAAATATATGGATGAATCGTTGAGCCGATATGTAACGATTGGCATCAGCTGTGATACCTCGGATAATGTCCGTGCCTGCAAGCTGGAAGTGAAGTCCGGTACGGCTGCGACATCTCCTTCGATTCCTGTGTTTACAAACACAGATGCGAAAACATATCTTACCCTTGCCGCTGTATATCTCAAAGGCGGTGCGAAGAGTATTACTGACAGCAACATTCGTGATGTTCGTTCGGATGAAAAGAAATGTGGCTATGTCAAGTGCGTTCTGGGCAAGTGCAGAGTTTCCGAGATTCTGTCCGCACTTTCTGTGTATGCAAGTACAGTAAGCGATCTTTCCTCGCAGGTAGAAACGCTGACGCAAACCGTTTCTTCACTCGAAACAAGGCTTGACGACTTCACCTCGGATGTAGTGAAAACAGGAAATATCGGCAATTCTGCGTACTATATTCTCTACTCCAACGGCAGAGTTGCCATTCGTGGTACTGGTGAAACCTACAGCTATGAAATCAGTGATTCTCCGTTTCATGAAAATCTTGACATCACGGCTCTGGATGTCGGTGAGGGCATTACAGCACTCGGCAAGAGCTTGTTTGAGCAGTGCAGGAGTATGAAAACGCTGTCGCTGCCGTCAACGCTGAAAACCGTGGAGGAGCGGTGCTTCTTCATGTACTCCATCGGCGGTCCCACAGAGCTTCTCATCCCGAAAAACATGTCAAATATTGGTGAAAAGGCGTTTGCCTGCTGTGCATTTGAGAGCGTGACGATTCCCGAAAACATCCGCATTATCGACAATTATGCGTTCTACGATTGTACAAAGCTGAAGTCAGCGTATGTAAGATGTGCTACGGTTGGCGGCTTTATGTTCACACGCTGTACGGCACTCACTAAGCTGACGCTCAGTACAAATGTCAAGACCATCAAGGAGCATTGCATCAATTATTGCAGTAAGCTGACAGAAATCACCTACGAAGGCACTTTGGAGCAGTTCAAGGCGATTACAGGCTATAACTACCTCATGAGTGCGGCATACTGCGGACTGAATAAAATTGCCTGTGTGGACGGCGGATTTACACTGAATGGCGAGAATTGGGAGGAATACACATGATGAAATTTCTTGTAAAAGGACAGCGTATCGAAATTGTCGAGCATGAGGTTATCGCAAGCGGACAGATTGCCTTTGTCACGCTGAAATTTGCCTTTGACCATGCTTGGAAGCCTCTGCATAAGGTGGTGCAGTTCACGCAGGATGATGAACATTTTCATCGTGTGCTTGGCGTGGATGGGCTGTCCTGTTTTTTGCCATCGGAGCTTCATGTAGGTGCTGTGAAAATGACTGTTGTCGGCTATGACAGCGAAGCAGATACCACCGTCCGTGCAACGGCTGTGCCTGTGACCTTGCACATCAGACCTTCGGGTTTCTGTGCGGAGGATATAGCCGTAACTCCCGATTTATACGCACAGCTCATTGAGAAATTCAAGGAGATGATTGCAGAGATGGAATCGGGCAGTAACGGCAAGGATGGTGCAGATGGCAAGGATGGACAAAATGGCTTGTCTGCGTATGAACTTGCTGTGCAGGAAGGCTTTACAGGCTCTCTTGCGGAGTGGCTCATCTCCCTTAAAGGGGCTGACGGCAAGGATGGCGTCAATGGTAAGGATGGTACTAACGGCATTGACGGAAAAAACGGTGCTGACGGCAAAAACGGAGCAGACGGCAAATCCGCCTACATCATCGCCGTTGAACATGGCTTCACAGGCACGGAAACGGAATGGCTGGAATCCCTCAAGGGTGCTGACGGAAATTCAGCCGATAACAGCGAGATCCTCGCACGTCTGACTGCTCATGAGGAAGAATACCAGAATTTCCTTGATGAAAACAAGTACGATCAGCAAGTGCAGAATGAGGAAATCCTGCACCTGCGGCTTTTGGTAGAGAGCTTACAGGTCGAATTTTCCGCAGCGGAAATGGTGGTGCTATTTGAGTACGGCGAGAATGTTCCCGAAACTTACGGCAGTAAAATTTTCACTGTGTATCAGGACGGCATTCAGAACCTTGCCAATTATATCAACAGCGGCAAAACTTTTTGCTGTGAGAGTAATAATTACGCTCTCAGCTACAATCAGACGGATTTTGGCTGGGATGGTGTCGTGTACACAGCGTCAATCGAGCCTGTGAGTATCACGGCAAGTACTTCCTTTGCGATTACCTACCAGTCGAGTGCAACGGAAGAAGGTAAGCTGTATCTCGTTCCTGCAGGATCTAAAACTGAGGGAAATACCGTTCAGAACTACATTTACACATCAATCACAAGCGGAAACTGCGTAGAACTGGCGTTTCAATGGTTGCAGTGCAGTGATTTTGTGACTGTGCTGACTACGATAAATGCTGTCACGCCTGCGGAGTATTATGTTTGTTGGGTTGGTAGGTCGAATAATACGAAGCCGGTTGTGAGGAAGGTATACCTCTTATATAGCTAATCATCGTCACTTCGGTGGCGATTTTATATATACAGCAAATCCCGAAAGGAGGAAATTTTTATGAAAGAAACCGTATGCTTCATTGTTGGTGCAGTCGGTGGCTTTATCGCCACGCTGCTCGGTGGCTGGGACTCGGCACTTGCCACGCTTGTCATCTTTATGGGCATTGATTTCGTGACGGGTGTCGTGACCGCCGTTATGGGCAAGTCCAAGCACAGCGATAGCGGCGCACTCAACAGCAAGGCGGGCTGGATCGGACTTGCAAAGAAGTTCTGCATTCTGCTCATGGTGATGGTCGGCGTGAGAATTGACATTCTCGTCGGCACAAATTACATCCGCGATACCGTGTGCATTAGCTTCTGTCTCAATGAGCTGCTCTCCATCGTGGAGAATGCTTCGCTCATGGGCATCCCGTTTCCGCCCGTCATTAAGAAAGCAATCGATGTTCTGCAGACAAAGGTTGGCAGAGCTGAAGAACAACTGAAAGAAAGTGAGGATGATAAGAATGGCAATTCTGAAGGCTGATAAGACAACAATTATGAACGGTGTAACCGTCAACGAGTATTTACTCACAAAGCACAATCCCCGAAATATCGCAATGCCCTCCGAATCTATGGAGGGCAAAATTATTGGCGTGACGATTCACAACACCAGTGACATCACAACCGCAAAGGGTACAACTCCTGCGGAGCAGTACACAAGAGCAACGGTCAATGGCAACATGAAGGATGTTCGTGTGCATTATTATGTGGATGAGAAATGTGCGTGGCAGAACCTGCCTCTTGACCTTTCCGGTTGGCACGCTGCTGACGGTGATGGCAACGGCAACCGCAGAACCATCGCCATTGAGTGTATTATGAGCAGTGCGTACAATGCCGATGACCAGAAGGCAGAGGATAACGCTGCAAGACTGGCGGCGGCTCTGCTCAAACAGTACGGTCTGGGCATTGAGTGCCTGTTCACCCACACCCACTGGCTGAACGTCCGTGACGGCGTGAAGGGCGATGTGGACACGCTCAACACCAAAAGAAATCCGTACAAGTACTGTCCTGCGTACATTCTGCCGCATTGGGCAGAATTCAAGGCAAAAGTGCAGGCTTATCTTGCTGATGATGAGCTGTACCATGTGAGAAAGACATGGGATGATGCGAAGTCACAGACGGGTGCTTTCAAGAGTCTTGATAATGCGAAAAAGTCTTGTGCGGCTGGCTATTCCGTGTTTGATGAGGAAGGTAAGGCAGTTCACACCAACAGAAAGTTCTACGCCAAGGGTACGAAGGTGAAGCTCACGGATGTAACGCTTTATGCGTCCGCTACTGCCAAGACCGGAACAAAGAAGTCCGGTACGTTCTATCTGTACGACGGCAAGGTCGTGAGTGGCAGAATGAGAATCACCAACAGCCCCAAAAACTGCGGTAATACGCCGATTGGTAAGTATGTGACGGGTTGGGTTGAGAAGAAGGATATTTGATGTGTATAGCTGCCAGGGATTTTTCTCTGGCAGCTTTTTTCGTCCAATCGCTCTTTATTTCTGTAGTGGGTAGTAGAAGGGGTTAACATTTGCGTTTCCCGTGGCTATATTATGGAGGCGATAGATATGAACCAGATCCAAAAAGAAAAAATAACTGAACTTCGAAACAGCGGTCTGACTTACAAGGATATTGCAGTAGCAATGAATTTATCCGAAAGTGCCGTGAAATCATTCTTTTCTCGTAAAAACAAATCTGTATGCGCTATGTGCAAGGTAGAAATCACAGGCAAGAAACGTTTCTGTTCAGATAAATGCCGTATGCTGTGGTGGAGAAAACATCCGCACATTACTGCAAAAATGACAGAAACCGTCTGCGTAGTCTGCGGGAAGAAATTTTTCTCCTATCCGTCAAAGCACAGAAAATACTGTTCGAAAAAATGCTACGGGCAGTCTTGCCGAAAGGAGAATCATCATGACGACTGAAAAAATACAGAGACTTGCCGCCTACCGATTTACGATGGCATTATTCAGAAAGTTCCTGTCTGACGGAACGATTACAGGGGCAGAATTTCGGAAAACTGAACGTATTATAGCCGAAAAATGCGGTTTATCTTTGTGTAGTATATATCGTGAAATCGCTTGACTTATCGCCCCTTCTGATTTAATATGTGATACGAAAGGTCGGGTGATTTTATGGCAAAAACAGTAGAGCGTGTGAAATTTAACACGCCGAAAATTCCGAAGGTTCTCAATGTAGCGGCATACGCCCGTGTCTCAAGCGGTAAGGACGCAATGCTCCACTCTCTTGAAGCACAAGTGCGATATTACAGTGAATACATCCAAAGCCACCACGATTGGCATTTCTGCGGTGTTTACGCCGATGAAGCAATGACGGGGACTAAATCCAATCGTGATAATTTTCAACTTATGCTGCAAAAATGCCGTGATGGTGAAATTGATTTGGTTCTGTGCAAAAGCATCTCACGCTTTGCCCGAAATACTGTAACATTGCTTGAAACCGTGCGGGAACTGAAGAATTTAGGCATCGGCGTGATTTTCGAAGAACAGAATATCAACAGCCTGTCCTCGGACGGTGAGCTTATGCTGACGATACTCGCTTCTTTTGCACAGGAAGAAAGCCTGTCGGTCAGCGAAAATCAGAAATGGAGAATCCGCAGTGATTTTCAGCAAGGCAAGGTGTGCAGTATGCGGATGCTGGGGTATCGCAGAACGAAAAACGGCAGTCTTGAAATCATCCCCGAAGAAGCCGTCATCGTCAGGAGAATTTTCTCCGATTATCTCACAGGCATGGGAAAGCTGAAAATTGCCAATACGCTGAACGAGGAGCATATTCCTACCATTAACGGCTGCACATGGACAACTGAGGACATCCGCAGGATTCTGCAAAATGAAAAGTACGCAGGCAATATGCTTCTTCAGAAGTCCTATCGGGAAAACCACATCACTAAAAAATGCAGAAAAAACAACGGAGAACTTCCGCAGTATTATGTTGAAGAAAGCCACGACCCGATTATTGAGCCACGGATTTTTGAAATGGTGCAAGGGCTGATTAAAACAAGGAGTGATAAATTTACATCCGCATCATCGGGCAATACTTATCCGTTTACAGGAAAAATCAAATGCGGCTGCTGTGGTAAAAATTATCGCAGAAAAACTACTGTGACAGGTATTGTGTGGATTTGCAGCACCTACAACACCAAAGGTAAGAAACACTGTCCGAAATCAAAGCAGATTCCCGAAGAGAAACTTTATGCTGCCTGCTGTGAAGCACTTGGTATTTCTAAATTTGATGAAGAGATTTTCCAGTCAAAGGTTAAGCAGATTATGATTCCTGCCCCCAATCGTATCAAGTTTATTTTCCACAACAGCACTACAAAAACTGTGGAATGGCAGGATCGTTCACGCTCGGAAAGCTGGACGGAGAATATGAGAAAAAATGCAGGTGAAAGGAGTAAAAAATGGCACGAACAGTCACCATGATTCCGCAGAAAATCAACCCATTGACGCATCAGCCTCATGATACGTTGGTCAAGCGTAAAGTCGCTGCCTATGCCCGTGTTTCAACGGACTTGGAGGAACAGCAGACTTCCTACGAGGCACAAGTGCGGTATTATACTGAGTACATCAAGAAAAATCCTGAATGGGAGTTTGTAAAGGTTTACACGGACGAGGGCATTTCAGCTACAAGCACCAAGCATCGTGAGGGCTTCAACAGCATGATTGAGGACGCTCTTGCCGGAAAAATTGATTTAATCGTGACGAAGAGTGTGAGTAGATTCGCACGAAATACCGTTGATTCACTCAGTACTATACGACTTCTGAAAGAACATAACGTGGAATGTTGGTTTGAAAAAGAGAATATTTTCACCTTCGACGGCAAGGGTGAACTGCTTATTTCAATTATGAGCAGTCTTGCACAGGAAGAAAGCCGTTCCATTTCTGAAAACGTCACATGGGGACAACGCAGACGTTTTGCGGAGGGAAAAGTCAGTATGCCGTATTCAAGCTTTTTAGGATACAAGCGTGGTGAGAACGGTGAACCTGTTGTCGTTCCCGAAGAAGCTGAAATCGTCCGATATATCTACAGAAGTTTCCTTGAGGGGCAAACCTCCAGCAGAATTGCAAAGGCTCTGACAATGAAAGGGATTCCTTCTCCAGCTGGGAAAGAAAAATGGTACAGTACTACGGTTGAAAGTATTCTCACAAATGAAAAATATATGGGTGCGGCACTTTTACAAAAAACCTTTACTGCTGATTTTCTAACAAAACGAAAGCAGAAGAATAACGGTGAAGTTCCGCAGTATTATGTCAATGAGAGCCATGAAGCTATTATCCCTCCCGATGAATTTGAGGATGTACAGATTGAAATGGCACGCCGCAAGGAAATTGGTCGCAGCTACAGCGGTAACGCCTTGTTTTCGGCAAAAATCGTTTGCAATGAATGTGGTCATTATTTCGGTGCAAAGGTATGGCACAGCACCAGTAAATACCGCCGTGTAATATGGCAATGCAACGGGAAGTTTAAATATGAAACGCATTGTTCTACACCACATTTCTATGAGGATGAGATAAAAGACCGTTTTATAACCGCTTTCAATCAGTTCTTTCAAAATAAGGAGCTTGTGCTGGAGGCTTGCAAAATGGCAATTGCACAGCTTAGTAATACTGATTCTATTGAGGAAAAAGTAAACATACTTACTGAAGAACTGGAAATGATTCTGATAGAAAAGCGGGATTATGTTCTGAACCATATTCGTGATGAAATTAATCAGTCCGAATTTGACAGAAAATGTACAGAATTTGATGAACGATACAATGAAAAAGCAGAAACCTACAACCGATTACAGGAAAAGCTGGTACAGCGTCAATCCAGAGCAGAATTCCTGCAAAAATTCTACAGCAGAGTTGAATCTGTAACAGGTACAATTGACTTCTTCGATGCGGCACTCTGGCGAACGCTCATTGAGAAAGCAACAGTACATCATGACGGCAGAATCATTTTTAAATTCCTTGATGGAACAGAAATTGAAGCGTAAATTAACCTCCGCAGTTTGCTGAAAATGCAGGCTGCGGAGGTCTTTTTTTATGTCCTTAAAGCAATAGAAAACGATTGTTATTTTCTTAACGAAAAAGTCGCACGGGGTGTCGGACACTTTGCGACCCTAAAGCAAAAAAATGCGACTTTTTTGATGCCGTTTTCTTTTGGTATACTTTCGTGTATCTGAACGGCTATTTTTACCCTGCCTGCAAAGCAACTGAAAACGGCTCTATTCCCGAAACCTCGTAGAATAGAGCCGTTTTGCATAAAAAAGTTGCACCGAAATTTGTATCAAAATTTCGGTGCAGTTATGGTTGGGGTGGAAGGATTTGAACCCTCGAAATAACGGAGTCAGAGTCCGCTGCCTTACCACTTGGCGACACCCCAATGTATGTACTGAATTATTCAGCTTTATTATTATATCACTGTCAGAGATGATTGTCAATAGGCAAAATATATTTTTATTTTTTAACTTTAGTTCCCGTATGAAAAGCAGCAGCTCCCACGTTAAAATGACCGACCGCGGGAGCGCGCTTTTTCGCATATAAATACATTTTTCTTTCTTTTGCTCTGACTCTATGTAAACGCCGGGAAATCCGACGAAAACCGATGTATGAGCATTTTGCGCTCTTTTCCTTTTTGTATCCCTATTATACTCCTTTCCCATGCCATATACAATAACAGAAAAGTTCCGATATCAGAACGGTTTGACTGCATTTTTCTTACGATGCAGTATCATTATCTTACAGAACGTTTAAAAAGTTACAGAATTCTTTCAGTCATTGGTTCTCCCCTTATACATTTTATATGAAAAAAATTCCGTCCAGGTCTTTTCAAGCTGTGATAAATGTGATATAATATACTTATCCTTTAATATAATCTTTTAAAGCCTTTCAGAAGTGTGCTTCCGCATACTTTTTAATTACTAAACAGCGTATATGGAGATCTTTTTATGGACACTAATTCTTACATTTCAGCAAAACAGGCAGCGCTGAAAAGATATTTCAGCCGTATGAACGATATGCAGCAGGAGGCTGTCTTCACTGTGAACGGTTCCGTTCTTGTGCTTGCAGGCGCAGGAAGCGGCAAGACCACGGTGATAGTCAATCGTATCGCCAATATGATAAACTTCGGCAATGCCTACTTCGATACCACCCGTCAGGGCAGTGATGATGACATTGCCTTCCTGAAGGAGTACACAGAGGGCAGGACCGATGACTTCGATACCCTCAGGGACACCGTTGCCGTTGACCCTGTGCGCCCCTGGAATATCCTCGCCATCACCTTTACCAACAAGGCGGCAGGCGAGCTTAAGGAGAGACTCTCAGCAATGCTGGGCGAGGAGGCTCTGAATATCCATGCCTCCACCTTCCATTCAGCCTGTGTAAGGATACTCAGGAGCGAGATAGAGTCTCTGGGCTACGGCAGGGACTTCACTATATATGACTCCGATGACAGCCAGCGCATGATAAAGAACGTCACGGGCGAGCTGGACGTCTCAGAGAAGCAGCTTGCTCCCAAGGCGGTGCTCAGTGAGATAAGCTTTGCCAAGGACAAGATGATAACTCCCGCGGAGCTCCGCGCCGATGCAGGTCAGGACTATCGCAAGAAGATGATATCAAAGCTCTACGCCCTCTATCAGGAACGCATGAGAGCAGCAAATGCTGTGGACTTTGACGATATACTGGTCCTCACTGTTGAGCTTTTCGAGAAGTTCCCCGAGGTCCTGGAAAAGTACAGGAGCCGATTCAAATACATAATGGTGGACGAGTATCAGGACACCAACCATGTTCAGTTCAGGCTTGTTTCCCTCCTTTCGGGCGGACACAAAAACCTCTGCGTAGTGGGCGATGACGACCAGAGCATTTACAAGTTCCGCGGAGCCAATATCGAGAATATCCTGGGCTTTGAGGAGCAGTTTGAGGGCGCCAAGGTCATTCGCCTTGAGCAGAATTACCGCTCAACACAGACCATACTCAACGCCGCAAACTCAGTTATCAGCAACAACAACGGCAGAAAGCCCAAGACCCTCTGGACTGCCGGCGAGCAGGGCGACAAGGTGTACTGGTACAAGGCTGTGGACGAGACCGATGAGGCTAAATTCGTGGCGGACACTATACTTGCCTCCTACAAGGAGACAGGACGCTATTCCGACAACGCTGTCCTATACCGCATGAACGCACAGTCCAACTCAATAGAGCGTATGCTGGTAAAGTGCGGCATACCATACAGAGTTTACGGCGGTATGCGTTTCTATGACCGCAAGGAGATAAAGGACGTTACCTCCTACCTGAGCTTTATCAACAACCATAACGATATGCTCCGCTTCAGGCGCATAATCAACGAGCCCAAGCGCGGTATCGGCGACTCTACCCTCACCGTTATCGAGGACATCAGCCGCGACCTGAAAATATCGCCCTTTGAGGTGCTGAAGAACTGCGAGGAGTACGCTCCCCTTTCCAAGAAGGTAACAGCCCTCAAGAGCGCCTACCAGATGTTTGAGTTCCTCACAGAAAAGTCAGAGGAGCTTCCCCTTGATGAATTTCTCGACGTCCTCCTTGATAAGACAGGCTACCTTGACAGCCTGAAGGCTCTTGAGAATGCCGAGACAAAAATAGAAAACGTACAGGAGCTCCGCACCTCCATGGCTCAGTACATGGAACAGGCTGAGGAGCCTACCCTGGGCGACTTCCTTGAGGAGGTAGCCCTCTACACAGAGGCTGACCGCGATGACGGAAGCGATGACAAGGTAACTCTCATGACCATACACTCCGCAAAGGGTCTGGAGTATGAGAATATATTCGTAGTGGGCATGGACGACGGTATCTTCCCCAGCTCACGCTCCTTCGACAGCGAGGACGATATGGAGGAGGAAAGACGTCTTGCATACGTTGCCATAACCCGTGCAAAGAAGCGCCTCTACCTCACCAACGCAAGCCAGCGTATGCTCTTCGGTCAGACACAGCGCAACGTCACCTCACGCTTCATGCGCGAGATAGGCAGCGAGCTCATCGAAAAGCACGACAACGCAGCCGCTATGAAGAAGCACCTGGAGGAAAATGACAAGTCCGTTACCGAGGTACGCTCGGCAACTCTCCAGCAGCAGCTTGCAAGAAGCAAGAAGGCAAGCTCAGCTCCCAGGGAGGCTGTTGCCTATGCCGCAGGTGAAAAGGTATCCCACAGCATTTTCGGCGAGGGCGTTATAGTTTCCGTAACTCCCATGTCAAACGATTCAATGCTGGAGATAGCTTTCGACAAGGTGGGCACAAAGAAGATAATGGCAAATTACGCAAAGCTTAAGAAGCTCTGATACACAAGGAGTGATAATATGAGAAAGACCAAGATAGTCTGCACTATAGGTCCTGCAACTGACGATGAAAACATTATGCGCGAGCTCATGCTGGCAGGCATGAACGTAGCCCGCTTCAACTTCTCCCACGGCGACTACGAGACCCACGAAAAGCGCTTCCGCGTTATCGAAAAGCTCCGCAAGGAGCTTGACCTCCCCGTGGCTACTCTCCTGGATACAAAGGGTCCCGAGATACGTCTGGGCAAGTTCGTTGATAACAAGCCTGTAGAAATACAC